TAGCCCTGGCACGTGACGTCCTGCCAGGTCGGCTCGACGCCGGACCAGACGGCGTCGCTTTGATCCCACCGTTGCACGTCCCAGCGGGCGGCGTTGCCGGGCACGCGGCTGTCGCCGACGCCGAGCTCGAGGAACGGTCGAGCTCGGCCGGTGAAGCTGAACCGCGGCAGGCCGTGCTCGAGCGGCGGCCGGACCGGCACGACCTCGGCGACGCCGAACGTGCCGGACCCAAACGTGCCATCACCGAACGTCGTCATGGGACGGTCGTGTCGCCCTTGAACGCGGCGCCGGCGCCCATCGTCACGTACAGGTCGTCGAAGAGGTGCACGGCGCCGGAGCCGCCACCCACGAGCCGGACGCCGTCGAACACGGCTTTGGTGCCGCTGAGCTTGGTATCGACGCCGGCCAGGTTCAGGACCGTGGCGCCGCCGAGCCGCACGACGACGGTGCCGGCCGTGTCGTGCAACCTGACCTGCGTCTCGACGTAGTACCACGTGCCGACCGCGATCAGACCGGCAGCGGTCGTGCCGAACGGCACGCCGCCGGTCGAGCCGAGCAGCACGGACAGCGACCCGTCCGCGTTCACCCGGAGCGTGTCGTGGATCGTGACGCTGCTGTCCGACGCGACCGACAGGAACGGCCGAGCCGCGGCCAGGGAGCTGACCTTGAGCGCCACGCCGACCGTGATCGTGGCGTCTTCGGTCGCGAACGCCGACCCGTAGACGACGCCGCCGGAGCCGGCGAGCTGACCGGCGTTGCCGGACCGGCCGCCCGCCACGCTGGTGATGGTGCCACCCGTCCAGTCGGCCACGCTCGTGAAGTTCTCGAGCAGCACGTCGACGCCGGGCACGACGGCCGACGCCACGATCCCGGCGCTAGGCACTGACGTCGCCGATCACAACCCACGTGTTCGCCGCGATCTTCTTCGCGGTCGCCGCGGAGTACCGGGCGCGGAGCTTGAGGCCGGGCGTGGCGTTGACGGTGGCGCCGGACCCGGCCACGAACGTGGGTTGGCCGACGCCGAGCCACAAGAAGTCAACTTCGGCGCCGACCGGGAACGCGGCCGCCGAATCTTGCGGCAACGTGACCGTGACCGCCGCCGCGTTCGACAAGGTGATCATCGTGTTCTCGTCGGCCACGACCGGCGCGTAGACGGTGCCGGTTTGCGCGGTCACAACGCGGCGGATCGGGCGGGCGTTGACGGCGGCGTTCACGTCGTTGTGCGCGGCGGGGTGCGCGTCGAAACTGACGGTCGCGTTCGTGTAGCCGGTGGGCAGGGTCACGGTCGGGTTCCCCCCAGTCGGGCGCCGGCGCGGGCGGCGCGCTCGACGACGCGCTGCAGCTCGAACGTGTCCGCCACGATCCCGCCCGAAAGATTGACGTTCACGTTGACCGACTGTGATCGGCTGACCGGCGCTGCCATCGCGGTCGGCGCGACCGGCACCAGCGCGACCGGTGCGGCGCTGCGCCCGGCCGGCGCCGAGGCCGGCGTGATCGTCCCGCCAGCAGCGCCGAACCCGCTCGACCGTATGAAATCCTGCAGTTGCCGGTCGACCACGCCGTTGATATAGACGGTCGATTGCATGTCACGGTCGAGCGCGTCCTGTTTCGCCTTCACGTCGGCGTAACCCTGCTCGGTGATGACGACGTCGCTCGTCACGGACGGCGGTATCTCTTTGATCCGGTCGCGTATCTCTTCGGCCTTGCCGATCGGCAATCCCATCTGAATGGCCAGGTCGTAGGCCGACTGCGCCATGTTGTCCTGCGCGGTGCGGGCGCCGTCGACGCTGAACCCGGCATCTTTCATGCCTTGGATCACGTCGGTCGCTTTCGTGTACACGTCGCGCAGCGCGTCGCGGTTGTCGAGCGCCGCCTTCGTGTTCCCCTCGAAACTGCCGGCGCCGTCGTCGCCGGCCTTGGCCTGTTTCTCGGTCTGCTCGGTGAGTTTCTGCAGCGATTCCGTGAACCCGTCGACGCTCGCCTCGTAGTCGACGTTGTGCGTCAGCCAGTTATCTTGTGCCGCCTTCGCCTTGTCCATCGCGTCGGCGGCGAGGTCGGCGGCGTCGGCGACCTGGCGGCCGACCTGATCAAGGATCGTGCCAGAGTCGGCGGCCGCCTTCGCGCCTTCCTCGGACGCTCGGGCCTGATCCTCGGCCGCTTTCGCGGCTTCGTTCTGCGCGTCCGTGTAGCGCGCATACTGCTCGAGCGGTAGGCCGCCGCCGGCCTCGGCCGCGGCGACGCCGGCCTCGTCGAACGCTCGAGCAGCGTTGAGCGCGTCGGTCGCGACCTTCTGCAGCTCGACGTTCTGCGCCTGATCGGCGAGCTCCTGCAGGCCGTGCGTCACCTTGTCGATCTTCGCGACCTGCTCCGGGCTGAAACTGTCGCCGAGGATGCTCTTGCCGGCGAGGTCGCCGGACAGGCTCGTCATTTGGTCGTACTTGTCGATCAGCCGGGCCGCGGCTGCGGCCTGCTGGTCGCTGAGGCCGGCCTGCTTGAGCTGAGTAGCGGCGAACGCTTGAAAGTTCTCGTCGACGGCGGGGATGATGTCGCCGAGGTCTTCCATGTTCAGGCCGAGCTCGCCGAACGCTGTCGCGACCCGGTTGAATTCTTTGGGGTCGAGCCGGTCGGACAGCAGCTTGGTGAGCGTCTGCACGTTGCTGGCCGTGCCGGCGCTGAACGCCTCGTCGAGACTGTCGCCGAATTCCTCGACGACGCCGGTGCCGTCGAGAAACGACTGCACGAGCTCTTCGCTGATCTTGACGAGCTCGGCCTGCCGGGCCTTGTGCCGCTCGATCGCGTTCGTGGCGGCGAGCGTCGCGATCGACAACGCGGCGAGCGGCCCGGCCATGCTCGCGGCGCCGGCCAACGCCTTGCCCATACTCTCGCCGCCGAGGCGGGCGTCGGCCGTGTACTCGGTGATCTGACCTATGGCGACGCCGACGCTGCCCAACGGGCCGAGCATGGAACCCATGTCCTGCGCGGTGTTCCCGGCCAGGTTGGCCATAGCGTTGCGGGCGCCATCGGCGGCGTGGCTGGCGTCGTCGAGCTTGGGCTTGAGGTTCGGTAGCGGGTCGTCGAGGCCGGCCGGCGCCTTGATATCGGCGATCGCCTTGGCGGCCTGCTCGGCCTCGTCGGCGACCTTGTCGAACGCTTGAGCGGCGAGCGCGGCGGGGCCGCCGACGTCGCGGACGTGGACCGGGTCGATCCCGGCTACCGCCTTGTCGAGCGCTTTCCCCGCCGTCGCCGCCTTGCCGAGCTCGTCGGCGGCCTTGTCGGCGCCGGTCGCCTTGACCCTGACCTCGACGCCTTCCTCGAGCGGCTGCGCCGCTTTCGTCAACGCCTTGATGCTCGCCTCGGCCTTGTCGGCGTCGGCCGTTATCTCGACGACGAGCTCCTGCCGTTTCGTAGGCATGGCGCTAGGACGGCATCGACGCCGGGCCGATGTCGTCGATACTGAACGTGCTATTCCCCTGCACGTTGACGAACCCTTGCGCCGCCGCGGCCCTCACCTTGTACGTGTTCGCACCGGCGGGCGGGTTCACCCGCCAGACGATCACGCAAGTAGTGAGGCCGGGCGCCGCGATGTCGGCGTTGCGTACGACCATCGCAGCGTTCGACGCGTCGGTCAGGTAGCCGATAGCCCAGCCGGTCGTGTCCGGTGCCGCCTTGTGAAACGCGATCGACGCGGTGAGCTCGAGCCGGCGGCCGGCCGGCACGTTGACCGTGGCCGACAGGCCGGTGATGTCGGTCGCCGTCGACGCGATCCCGGTTTGGTCGGCGACGGTGATTTTCCACGCGAGCTGTCCGTTGCCGGGTGACAGCAGCACCCACGTGGCGCCGTTCCAATACTCGAACACGAGGGCGTCGCTGCGCCACGTGAGCATCCCGGTCGTCGGCGCCGGGATCGCCGCCGTCCGATCCGCCGCCGTCGCGAACGTGTTGACCACGTGATCGCGGATCGTGTTTCCCCACGCGCTGAGGATCAGCTCGTTCGAGTTGACGTTCGGTATCCACGCCACGCGTGCCGCTCCTACGCTGCCTTAGCGAACTGGTCGACGACGACGAGCACGGCCGCTTTCACGGCGGCCTCGAGCGCTTTCGGCGACCACGTGTCGGTGATGTTGAGGCCGGCCGAGCGTGAGCCACGGGCCGAGCGCCGCGGCCCTCGAGGCGTGAGCAGCGTCGCCGGGTGGTTCCGTTTCGGGCTCCGGCCGCCGCGGACCTTGCCGCGCCGTTTCGACCGGATCGTGCGCCGAGCCTGCTGGCGGCCGGCGTCAGCCAGCGCGTACGTGCCGCCGCCGAGCACGAGCGCTGCCCGGCCCGGCGCGCGCTGCGGTTTGAATTCGACGGGGCCGCCGCGGAAGTTGCTGAGCCGGAGGTCGGCGCCGATCGCCCGGACCGTCCCCTGCCGCATGACGTCTTCGAGCTCGCGGGCGGCGGCGTCGGCGACACGGACCGACGACGCCGCCGCGTGAGCGTCTTTCACGAACGCCTCGAGCACGTTGAGCCGGACGGTCACGGCGTCACGCCGCGCCGGTAACCCATGCGGTGCCGGACCAGTGCACGCGGTTCCCGGTGCCGGTCGTGCCGGGTAGCTGCAGGTACTGGCCGACCGTCCACGCCGTGTTCGGGCTGGCCGTGATCGCCGGCACGTGACCGGTCAGCGCGGCGAGCGAGCTCGGCGTCGTAGCGCCGGCCGGTGTCCACGTGCCCGGCGTGCCGGCCGTGCCGGACGTCGCGACGACGGCGGCAGCGCCGCCGCCCTCGACGACCTCGCTCGTCGTCGAATTGCCAAACATGACGTCGGGTTTCTGCTCGACCGGCAACGTCAGGTCGGCGGTGAGGTCGACGCGGGCGTCGCCGCCGATCGTGCCGGCGATCAGCCGGACCCGGCCGGCGACCTTGGGCGGGTTCGTGCCGTCGAGGCCGAGCAAGAAGTAGGCGAGCTCCGTGTCGTGCTCGAACAGGAACCGGTTTAGGCCGTTGACTAGGTCCGGGTCCTGCAGGAAGGACACGGCGAGCTCGTAGCTCGTGACGCCGACGCTCGTCGTCGTCGACTCGGGTTCGCAAAAGGTCGCCGGGGTCGTGAGGTCGCTGGTATTCGGGCTGGCGTTCAGCGCGCCGGACGTGACGGCGCACGAGAAATCGCCGCCGCCGCCGGTCGTGTAGTCGGCGACGGTGACCGTGTCGACCGTCTTCCCGCCCGGTGCCTGCCATTCTTTCGGGTCGCTGTCGCCGACGAGCGCCAACGCCAGCACGCCGGCCTCGATCTTGAACACGTGCGATGTCACGGCGCCCTCCTATGGGCAGGGAACGAACGATGCGGTGAGCGTGGCGGTATAGGCCGGCACGGTTTGGCCGCCGACCTCGACGGTGCCGGCCTCGAGGCCGGTGAGGCTGACGCTGAACCCTTCGAGCTGCGGCGGCCGCCAGTAGCGGGCGAGCAGCAGGTCGCCGAGCGCTATGAGCTCGGCCTGTTCGTCGTCGCCGGGATTGCGCCGGCCGAGCGCGTACACGCCGAGCTCGATCACGGCCACGGCCGGCCGGTCCGGGTTCGGCTCGAGCGATGGGCGGCCGACGACGAGGCACGGCGTCTCGCCGGCCGTGGCCGGCAGCCAGCGGTAGACCGGCACCGGCGCGTCGTCGAGCGTCCGAGCGATCGCCGCGTGCAGCGTGTCGAGCGGACCGCTCACGCGATCCCTGCCCGGCTCGTGTCTAGGTGCAGCTCGAGCATCCGCCGTAGGTCCGGATCGTCGGCCAGGATTCGCACGACGCCGAGGTCGCCCCACCCGGCCACACCCTCCGGCGAGCGGCGCCGCTCATAAAGCCGCTGCGCGAGCAGCAGTATCCCCTCGGTGACCTCCGGGTGCCGGGTGCCGGGCGTGGCGTCCGGCACGGCGTAGCAGCGGTCGGCGACCCATGCGGTCGCGACGTCGAGGTCGTGCGCCAGCGCGGCTGTCACCGGGCCGGCGAGGCCGATCCGCTGGCGGAGCAGGTCAAGGTCGGACGTCTGCGCCACGGCTACGGCCTCGAGCGGCGACGACGCTGCGGCTCGGCCGGCGGGTCGTCGGTGAGCTCGACGCCGCCGCCGCCAGCGGCCGGAGCAGGCGGCGCGTCCGGTGCCGGCGGCGACGACGAATCGGCGCCGTACTGCGCTTCGGGCGGCTCGACCTCGACCTGGCGGCCGGCCTCGTCGCTGGCGACGCCGCCGACCCATGCCGTGCCTGTCCACGTCACCCGGCCGGCGGCGCCGGCCGTTTGCGTCTGCACGTACTGGCCGGTCGTCCACGCCGTAGCCGGCGTCGCCTTGATCGTGTACGGCCGGCCTTGCATGGCGTCGAGCTGGCTGGCGGGCGGCGTCGACCCGGCCGGTGTCCACACGCCGGGTATCCCGGCCGTCGCACCGGTCGCCGGGCCGCCGCCGGGCAGGCCGAGCAAGCTAGCCGGGTAGCTTTCCTCGTAGGGCCGGCCGACCAGTGTCATGCGGCGTCGATCCGCTGAATAGCGCCGACGAACGCGGGCGGCTTGTGCGTGCCGGCCTCGACGGCCACGGCGACCTGGCGGCCGAGCACGGACGGCTCGACGGCCTCGAGGATCGGGTAGCGGAACAGGTAGCCCTCGATCGCGGCGGGGCCGCCTACAAAGAACCCGTCGCCGGTGATCGCGGGCGAGACGACGGCCTGCAGGCCGGCGACCGTCATGCTGAACTGCGTCGCCGCCGCGGTGCCGGGCGCGTTGCTGGCGCCGAGCGTCGGGAACATCGGCCGACCGGCGAGGTCGGTGAGGCCGCCGAGCCTGGCCCACCCGGCCGGACCCATCGCCAGCCACGTCGGCATGCTCTTCGTCTTCACGTAGTACGCCGACGCTGCCGTGTAGATCGCCTTGAGGATCACGTCGGCCGTGGCCGTGTCCGACGTCGTGACGAGCGTCGACCCGGCCGTGATCGCGGCAGCGGCGGCGACCTCGAGCGCTTCCTCAAGCCGTATGCGGAGCTGATCCAAGATGATGCCGAGGCTCGACGGATTGAAGCTGAGCAACTGCTGAGAGATGTTCAGGTAACCGCCGATCGTCTGCATGGTGACAGCGGTCGTCGTGACACTGAACGCCTTGCTGGCGAGCTCGGCCTTTTCGAGCGCTTGCACGCCGACACCGGTCGCGAGGTTCGCGTCGACGACCTGAGGGCGGCTGAACCCGAACCCGTCCGACGCCGGGATCGCGCGATACCCGATCGCCGTGACCAGCGGCATGCCGCTCGAGTAGGGATTGATGACGGGGCCGACGACGTTCTGCACGACGAGGCCGGCGAGGTCGCCGGCTGTCGGCGTCGTCTGCGCGGCGACCGTTCCCATGTGCTCGGCCGCTCGGCGCATGATGCGCCCATAGCGGGCGTGAGCGTCGCGGTCGTTCTGGTGCAGCACATCCCACAGGAGCTCGCCGTCTGACCGGTACTTGAAATCCGGTGACGAGATGGCACCGGAACGGCCGACCGAGCGGAGCCGGTTCGCGGCGTCTTCGCTGAGCTCGAGGTCGGCGGTCAGCGTTTCAAGCTGAGCGTTCCACGCCCTGATCTGAGACTGCGCCTCGGCGACGGTCGCCATGTCCGAATCGGACAGGTCCTCGCCCTTGTCGGCGGCGCGCTGCGCGAGCAGGTCGATAAGCGAGCGCTTGGCGTCGACCTTGTCGGTCAACTGCGCGACGAGCGTGTCGGGCACGGTGGACTCCTACGGTGCGCGTGACGGGTTGCGTCGCGTCGTCGCGCTTGCCGCGGGGTGTCCGGCTATGCGGGGTGTCCGGCGCTAGAGGCCGGGGTGCCGCTCCGGGGTGCCGACCAGTAAGGTCGGACGTCGCTGGCGGACAGTCAACAGCAACTCTCGACCAGCGGTCAAGGGTCAGCCGGCGAGCCGGCCGAGCGCTTTCGCTACGTCGGCGAGCACGGCCAGCGACCGGCGGCCGACGTTGACTTCGGCGAGCAGCGTGTCGAGCAGGTCGGTCGCGACCTCGAGCTCGGCCCGCCGTTGACCGTCCGGCCAGCGCAGCGTGAGCAGGCCGGCGGCGTCTTCCTCGAGCAGCGGCCCTACGGTGCCGCCGACACGGTCAAGCGCCACGGCCGGCCGTCTGCTCGGCCAGCCACGCCGTCACGGCGTCGAGGTTCGGGGTGCCGGTCGAGAACCCGTCGCCGGCACGCATAGCCGTGATCCCGGCACCGGCGTAGCACGGCACCGGCGTCGCGGCGACGGCGCCGAGGTAGACCTGCACGCGGCACGTGACGCCGTTCTCGACGACCGGCTCGACCCGGTCGGCGAACTCGACGGATAGGCCGGTGTGGCTTTCGCTGAGCATCGACCGGACCTTCACGAGATCGACGCTGTCGTACAGCTTGAACGTCGCGTGTACGCCGTCGCCGCGTTCCTCGAGCGTCTTCACGAACCCGATCCGGGCGCCGAACCCGGCGTCGTGCTCGAGCTTGAGCGCGACCCACGTCGGCCCGCCACGACCTTGAGCGGCGGCCTGCTGGCGGACGTAGGTCGTGCAGCCGGGCAGGAAGCGCTCGCGGTACGTGACGACCTCACCGGCGGCGTCGCGTTCGGTGATCGTGGCGACCTCGCCGAACGGCACGATACGGCCGTCGATCGTGCGGCCGTCGTCGCGGATCGACAGTGTGCCGTCGAGCTCGCGCCGGTGCATTACCTGCAGTGTCGCGCTCACGCTTCGCCTCCCATTTGGGCGCCGGTCAGGTTCGGCGCGTCGACCGTTGCCTCGTCGAGCGGGTCGAGCCGCTCGGCCGCTCGTATCTCCGCGACGCTGATCGCGGGCTGTCCGGTGACCGGGTCGACGATCGACGCGAGCTGTTGCCAGGCCGTGACACGCTGAGCGAACGGCGGCTGCGAATACCGGTCCGGGTTCATCTCGATTCGTTGACCGCGTGGCAGCAGCCACCGCGACCACGCCGCGCAGACGAGATTCGCGAGCGGCCGGAGCGTCGACGTCCAATGCTGAAAGAACAATGATTCGGCGTTGGAGTACGTGAGGCCGCCGGCCATCGCGACGTTGACCAAATAGGCCGGCACGCCGAACGCGGCCGTTATGCGGCGCTCGTCGTACTCGCGGAGCTCGAGCAGCGCCATATCCTTTGGCGACAGGGTCAGCGTCTCTAGATCCCATTCATTGCCGAGCACGGCCGGAGCGCCGTCACGGCGCTGGCTGGCGGACACCCACCGGGCTTGTGCGTCTTCGGCCTGCTTCGCGTTGATGTTGCCGCGTGACTTGAGCACGGACCACGGCACGCCGCCCCGTTCGGCGAGGCCGGCCGCGTACCGCTCGAGGCTGCCGGACGTCACGATCGACGACGCCACCCACTCGAGCGGCGTGATCCCGCGCAACCGGCCCGGCATGCTCTGATAGCGGACCTGCAGAATGTCCTCGGACGGCACCTCTTGGCCGGCGAGCTCGTACACGCGGCGGCCGTCGATGAATTCGACGTCGATCGTGTCCGGGTCAACGGTAATGAACCGGGCGATCGTGCCGTCGACCATGCGGCCCGTGACCATGAGGAACATCTCGCCGCGTAGCAGCAGGCTCGAGATGGCGCCTTGCACGAACTGCGGCCAGCTCTCGTACAGCTCCGGCTCCGGCGAGCCCGACCAGTCGGGCAGCGTGAACGGCGTCTCGCCGGCCATGCCGTACACGGGGAAGCTGGCGAGCTGGCGGCCGTTCAGGTCGACGCACGTCATCGCCGTGGCGACCCGGCCGAACGTGCTGTTCTGGCGGCCGGCGCCGTAACCCGACCACGCCGGCCCCGATGACGGCGTCTGCCACTCGACCGGCCACCCGTCCCATTGCTCGCTATGCCACCCGCCCTCCGGGTACATGACGTACCGGCCGGGTGACAGGTGATCGGGGCCGACGCTGCCGAACGGCGTGTTCCCGTTCGGTGGCAGGCCCCGATCGTGGCGCCGGTCGTGGACGATCACGCCGGCCTCGGTCACGTACTCGGTCACGCTTCCCTCTTTCATGCCGCGACCCGGACCACGCCGATACGGCGCAGCGCTGCGGAGCAGTCGACGCCGAACGCTGCCAGGTAGACGGGGAATCTCATGGTGACGCCATCGGCCCAGGTGAAGCTCCCGACGTTGGCCGGCACGACCAGCGCGTCGGCCTCGTCCCATAGCCGGTTCAGCCACCGCGACCGGGCGAACGGCACCAGCGCGATGCCGTGGCGGTGCGCCACGAAACGGCGCACCCACGGCGTCACGTCGCTATAGGGCGGGTTCATCCACACCCGACCGGACCACGGCGCGGCCAAACCGTCCGCGGCCTGGTCGTAGTAGCGGTCGGCCGGCACGAGCGGCGCGCCGCCCGGCGGTGCCGCTACGTCGAGGTCGAACCGGAGCGCCAGCCGCTCGAATATCCAGGCCGGCGTGTAGACCTCGTCGGACGTTCGGCCGCCGTGCCCGACAGCGAATAGCCGGCCGGGCAGCCACACGTCGGCCACGGTCCGGCGCTCGAGCTCGGTCACGTCAGTACACCGCCGGGCCGACGAGGCGGCCGGCCTCGATCCGGGCGAGACACCACGCCGCGGCGCGCAGCACGTCGGACCGGTGGCCGGCGACGATGCCGAGGCCGCCCGACTGCAGCACGACACGGACGTCGGCGACCTGCTGGTCGAGGTCGGGTGACCCGTCGTGATACACGCGGCCCTCGGCCACGCCACGACGCAGCCCGGCCAGCGCCGGCCGTGTCTCACGTTGACCGACCGGTGACGCCGCCAGGCCCATGAACGTGGCGTCGTCGACGATCGACGCTCCCGCGATCACTTCGCCGGCCTCGAGCTCGAGCAGCAGCCGCCGCACGTCGAGACTGCTGGCGACGACCTGGCCGCCGACGACGACGTCGAGCGTGTCGTCGTCGCACGTAGCCCACGACACGGCATACGACGTGCCGTAGAAATCCTCAACGGCCGCCACCGCGACCCGCTCACGATGCTCGGACCGCACGGCCTGCCACACGTCGGCCTCGATCAGCGGCTCGCCCTTCGCCCGGCCCGTGATCCGCCCCGCCGACCAATCGTTCACGTACTGCGACGTGAACTGGTCGATCGGGTCGGGCTCGCCCGGCCTCGCCGGTTCCGACCTGGCGTCGTCGAGGGCGTCGGCGACGAGCCGGGCACGGTGCCGATCCCACGTCGGTGACGCCGCACGTGCCGCGTCGAGCAGGTCGTCAGGGTCGGCCGGCGCCGGCGCGGACCATTCGACGAGCAGACGACGCCGTGGCTGGCGGAGCTCGGCGATCGCGGCTCTTCGGCGGTCGGGCAGCAGCCGCGTCGCACGGCGATGCGCGGTCGACACGATCAGCAGTTGCGGCCCGGCACGCTCGAGCATGGTGGGTTGCACGCCTTCGGCGACGACCTCGGGCGGGTACGACCATGCCTCGTCGCATATCGCGAGGCCGGCGCCCAACCCGTACACGGACGGCGCCGCCAGGATCAGCCAGCGGTCGCCGTGGCACGTCTCGATCCGTTCACGGCCGAGCGCCCGGTACACGCGGAACGCCCGACCGTCGCCGGCGAGCTCGAGCGCCCGGAGCATCGCCGGGCGTGCCACGTCGGCCGTGACCTGCAGCGTCGCGGAGGTGTGCAGGATCGTCTGTACCTCGCCGAAACGTTCCCGGCCGGCGGTGAGCCGCCACCACGCGAGCTCGCGCAGCAGCCACGACTTGCCGGCACGGCGAGGCGCCGAAATGACAGCCTCGGACCAGACGAGCTCGCCGGCCTTGTCGACCTCGAGCAGCCGTGCCAACACGAGCCGCTGCCACCAGCGGAGCTCGACGCCGTGCTCGGCGGCGCTGGCGACGACCTCCGGGCCGATGCTGTCCACCGCGTCGGGGTGCGGCGCCGACATGAACCTCGGCCACGCCGCATCCGACGGCACGGTGAGCAGCCCGCCACGGCGCAACCACGGCACCCGCCAACACGGATCGCTCTTCGCCATGCCGGCGTCGGCGTCGAGCTCCGGCCGATCCGCCGACGTGCGCCGCAAATGGTCGCGGGCGTCGCGGACGCCGCGGCCTTGCAGGTCAGAGCACGGCTTACAC